GTAGTTGTCGCCATTATAATCCCCAAGCGGACTGACCGCCTAATCGTTCGTTATTAACACAAAAATAAACCGATTGACAGCCCCTTACTACTGCACTTGCATCACAGACAAAAGGCAAGATGGCCCAGATGGCGCGAATGCCGTTGCGGCAGAGGCATGAAGTTCAAGGTTCGTACTATCAGCGGCCCACATCAGTTCAATGTAATCGCCAGCAACTAAGGAAAAGAAGTGGTCCCTGCCTGAAGCCATGTGCCCGCCATTGATGTCGCTTGTTGTCAGGAACGCACTCGCCGCAACATTAGTTCCGTTTTTCCTGAACCAAAACCATGTTGTTTTTGCACTACTGTTGTTGGACAGAATTGTAAAATGGGCCGAAAAATTATATAGGCCGTCTTCTGTTACGACAATCCGAGATGCAGGAGAACCAACGGAAACGCCGTTGCTATCTTCCGTTGTATCAAATGTAATCGTATAGGCCGTATTCGCAGCAGCAGGGCTTACGCTAGTAGTTTTCTTAAACTGGCCGTAGAACCCTTCGTATATCAATTTTGCTGGCGCATAGATACCGACATCCTCACCCTTGACGTAAGCGCCCTGCGCAAAACTCTCAATAAGACGATTGCGCTGGGCTTCATATTGAAAGTTATAGTCGGCCGGTGCTGGCGGTAGTTTGAGTTTCATCGACGCCCGCCCGGTATTGCGTTGAGGCGCTGCGTCCCGATCCGCCAATCAGAGTTGTTGACGGCCGTTACCTTCATCTGAATTTGTCGGCCGTTGAAGCGGACGGACGTTGGGTTCGTCAAGCTGTATGGGCCGAAGGTTTGCTTCACATCATTAGGATAGTAGCGAGAGGAGAAGGTCGCAGTGACTTCGCCCTGATTGCGTTCGTCTGGGATCATCTCGTTAATATACAAGATGTTGTCGCCTTGTCCAATCTGCACGGGCCCTGTCTCGGCGTACACACTTATCAATGGGTTGGCGAACACGCCACGGTCAATCCCGGCAGAACGGCCAAGCTGGCCGATGGACCAGTTGTTCTGGGCGTAGTTCCAGATCACATAGCGGTTATTCTCTTGGCTTGACGCGGACGGATAGAAAAACCACACTTCATCGAACTGCGAGTTGTTGACGGCGTAGGCCTTGCTGATCTGCGCTTGGTTGATGTCGGAGAACACATAGTCTGACACTTCGCACGGCACAGATTTGACGTAGCCGTCATACATGTAGAAGCCACGCGAACCCATCCAGACCGCGAAGTTATCCTGAACAGCAATAGCGTTCGGCCCCGCAAGACCGCAAGCACGGCCCGCAAACTCAGACACGCTTGGCTGTGATAATTTTGCCACCCGTCTGTAGCTCTAGGCTACCAGCAAGGTTCGTAGAAGATGGCGTCCAGACCGTATTGTCTTCAAGATCAGACCATGCAATCTTGCGCGGATTGCCGGACGCGCCAAGAGCAAACATCGAGCGTTCGTTCGTGACAAGCACCCCAGTATTGGATGTCGGCGCGTTCGTTACGGCAACGGCCTTTGTCGGCGTTGTCGTGTCTAACTGCCACTCGTAAATCTTGCCGTCAAAGTTTGAACAGCCGACGAGATACTCGCCCCATGTGTCGAGCGTCCATGTCGTAGCTGGCGTTACAACGCCAACGTCGGGGCGCGGCGTGCCGTAGTAGCCTGCGCTGTAGAGGCCAACGCCGTAGCCACCGCCGACAGATGCGTTGGCGTTGCCGGGTGTAAACCCAGTCGGCGTGATGTCCACGATAACGCTGGACTGTGTGATGGCGTAGAGTTTGGAATGCGTGCCGACGCTGATATAGCGCGTGCTGTTGTTAGACCGCCAAGCGATCATGTGTCAAGTTCGGTTCCGTTGCGGTAGACACCCGGCGGGATACTGATAGGAATAAGCGCCATTTAATTACCTGTGCGTAAAGACTAAAGTTCTTATATCACTTATTTGGGATTTTTACAGCCTCTTCCCATGCTTCTATAGTTCGGCGGTGACGCAACGCGCAATCACCATATTTTGCAATTATATCAACTTCCCAAATAGCACGCTCTGGATCGGTCAGAACGGAAGGAGGATTTGGGAGAGGCGGACAATTACTTGCTAGGTTCGCTGGCGGCTGCGGCATTGGCGCGATTGATACCGCCTTCGAGCAGCCCGACAATGCGAGGATCAGGAGCGCAGTCAGCAGAGACAGCAGGCAAAGTCTTGTATATCTCGCGGATCGTCTCTCGCTCTCCGGCGACCACGACATCGGCTTTATCTCGTTCGGCTTGGTAAAGCGTAGAAACCTCATCTATCTTTCCTTGCATTTGTTGGCGTTGCTTTTGCGCCTTTTCCAGCGCCTTTGCGTATGCGGCATCACACTGCCAATCTCGGACTTTATACCCAGAAGCCGCACCAATAATAAGTGCGCCCCCTAGGGCATACAGCAAAATTGGCTTAGGGATTAAAGCCATTTTGCGTACTTCTTGGTCTTCAGTTTACGGTCATCGAGGCCGTGCGTTCCACCATTGATCCGCTTTGTCAGGGCAAGAATGGCTGTGTCGTTGATGCCTTGGTCGCAGATGGACCACAGCTTATTGCGGTCGAAGAACCACAAGGCGCTCTCGAAGCAGAGTTCACCTGCCACAAGGTCAGGGTCGTTTACAACTTCGGGTCGTCCGATGTAGTCTGCGAAAGCTTGGTAATTTGCTTTGCCAGTAAGTTGGAGAGCGCCACGTCCACGGTACTTCCAGCCATCCCCAGACGCTTCATCACCGTTGCCCATGCGATTTGCATATACCCGATTAGCAATCTTTTTTGGCTGGCGTTCATACGCTTTAGCCATTGCATCAGTAGGGAAATACTTCCTAAAAATGCTGCGAAGTCCTTTTGCGCCATAGTTTAAATTCTCCGAGAACGCTTTGAAGCCGCCGCTTTCATGCGCAGTTTGAGCGAAGAAATGTGCAGCACGATTAGGTGATAGTTTATAAAAAGCCGCAGCTTTCTTAAAAGTACCCGGACCGAATGCGCCATCTGCTGTTACTCCGATCTTTTGTTGAAGATTAACTAGGCTCATTGCCCGGCCCTCCGCCAATCAGGGAAGTCGTCTGCGTCAACCACGCCGTCGCCGTTGGCGTCGTAGCGTAGGTCGTTGCGGTACTTTTCCCAAGGGGCCATATCGTCATCATCGTCGTCTTCTTCAGGCTCGTCAATAAAGACGGTGCCGTTTGGATCGCTGTATGGCTTGGTTGCTTCTGGTTCCGGCGCGGCTTCTGGCTCAGGTGCAGGCGCTTCCGGCTCTTTGTCACGCGCATTGGCGTTGAGGCTCAGACCGCCCAGCAGACCGACAAACGCACCGATGATTGTCTGGAACGCAGGGTTAATCATCTCAAGGATGGCCGTGCTATCAACAACGTCGTTGGGCACAAACAGACCGACGGCCAGTGTCAGCACGACAACAAGGATAACCGCCGACAGCGTGACGATGGCCACGCGGATAACAAACTCAACGGTGTCGTTCACGCCGTCATGCTTGCTTTCAAAACTATTGAGGAAGTTCATCACATTCTCCTTCATCTGGCTTCTTGGGCTTGATCGAGCCGCTGCCCTGCCCCGCCATAAGCCCTGCCAATGCACCTACGATAAACGTCGCTATCGGGTTGATCAGCTTAAAAAACTCCGCGTCGTTGGGGGACTGACCCTCCATCGGCTGCGATACAAATATCAGCGAATACAGCACTGTCGCCACGATGAACATCAGCGTGAACGACAGAACGACGCCGACGATGAACCGCAGCAGTTCCTCTGGCGACCAGTATTTAACCTTCTTCGACACTCTCTTCACCCGTATCAATTAACCACTCTGTGCAATAGCCCATAGCAATGCACTTGGGCTTCTTGCAGATTTCCTCCTGCCAGTTCTCCGGGTCTTGGCATGATCCAACTTGTCTTCAATCCGGCGGAGGTGCATCATCACCTCATCAAACTTCTTGTCGATGGCGTTGAACTTCTCTTCGCCGTAGTCTAGCTTTGTCTCTAGGATTGCGAGACGGTTGCTCAACTGCGTCCACACGCCAACAAGGCCAAAGACGCCAGCAATTAAAGTTAGAAGCGTATCAAACCCGAAGTTCATGTCCATCGACTAAGACCTATTCCGCAGTCTGTTCTTGCGGAAGTTGGCCCTCCGCCTGTTCCTTGATTTTCACTACGAGAGGCCATGCACCGGAAGACGTAGGCAGATTGCCAAGCGTCTGTAGTACGGCGTTAACTTCTTCGACGTGTAGCTTGATTTCGATTTCCATTATTCACTCCATGGTAACGGGGGTGTGACAACAGGAGGATTGATTTGGTTTGCAATCTGCTGGGCCACGTTTGCTTCATAGCTTGCGACTTGCTCTTCGCCAAGTGCATCTTGCACCCAGCCAATGACCTGCGTTTCGGTGAGGTCTTCGTATGGTGTGAACGTCGCACCTTCGTCGAGTGTGACGCCGACCGAGCCGTATACGCTGCCGTTGTAGGTGCCATCGGTGCCGTTAAGCGTCCAATGCACGGTGAATACTACGTCGGTATCGCCATCCAGTTCTGGGTAGCAATCCATAGCTACTACGGACCATGTGTTAGTGATAGCCATTTTAGTTTCCTTCTAGTTGTGTTAAAGTATCCTGAGTACAGAAAATTGTATGGTCTGTGTTAAGCCCTGAAGATGTGTGACTTGCAGGTTTAGCCCAGACATTGACAATGAAAGCTGGGCAGCATTGACAAGAATAGTGATGGCAGAGGTAGACTGCGAAACACACACCATCGCCACCTCGTTATAATCCGCTGGTACTGAACTGCCGCTTAAAGACGCACTAACCATGTAATTGCCTTCACCGGATGGCAGCGTGGCAATCGTAGTCGCGGTGTTATTGGCAACAGATGCGCTTGACCTGAGCGTTGAAAAAATGCCGCCGATTACCCTAGCGGTATTTGATGCGCTGCCACTCGAACTCGTCGTCCCCACCATAAAGTTGCCGCTGCTGTCAACGCGGGCGCGTTCTGTGGCGTTGGTGTAAACGATAAACGGCAGTGCTGCTGCTTGGTAAACAAACGCAGAACCGTCGGACGCCGCGCCGACAGTGACACCGGTCGTATTTCCGTTGATGTACTTCGTGGCGACCTGAACGCTTCCCGCGCTGTTTAGGACCAGCTTTTCTGTCGGCGAACTCGTGCCAATCCCAAGGTTGCCGTTAGCATCAAAAATGCCGACAACAGTGTTAAGTGGGTTGGTGAACCTAATGTCAGTTCCCGATATCTCTATTGGGACGGTTGCGCTATTAGCCGCATTAACTGGTAGCAACCGTATGCCTGTGGTCGAAACAGCGGACAGAACTGTTGGCTGCGTCGTAGTAGTTGTCACCGCTAAGGTCTACGTATAACTTACTCGCGCTACCTATGACCGTCAGCTTCGCACCCGGCGAACTCGTACCAATCCCGACGTTACCGCTGCTGTCGATGCGCATGCGTTCTGCGTTGTTAGTGCCGAACCACAGTGGGGTAGAGGCGACGCTTTTTAGGTAGACCTCACTCGCTGTCACAGCCATCTCACTGCTGTTTGTATTCGCACTGTTCCGCAGCGTTAACGTCCCGCCGCTAGTCCCGTTAATCGTAAGGTTGCCATAACCAGCATACGCAACCGGCGTACTGATACCAATCCCGACATCACCCGCGCTGGTGATGCGCATGCGTTCTGTGCCGCCAGCACCGAAAGCTAGGGCCACGCCGGAGCGTCCATACAACTCAAGCTGAGTTGCCGACGCCATGTTTAGGTAGCCAATGTCTGTGGTGTTATACGCGAACTCTATGCGGCCATCTGTGGCAGACCCCGTCTGGAAGCGGGACATAACGCTACCCGCCGAAACAGTGAGCGGTGCAGTTGGTGAAGCCGTACCAATACCAACTAATCCTGCGCTGGTGACGCGCATGCGTTCGTTATTGCCGTTTGTGTATACACGGAACCCATTGCCAGTATTGGCGTAAACAGCAAGGTCTTGGGCGGTGCTACCAATCAAAGAGCCGATTGTACCGAAGAAACCAGCCGTAGTGCCGCCAGTCGCAATAGCAAGATTGCTCCCCCAAGCATTTGCGTTGGTATTGTCAAGGATTAGTGCAGTCGTAGTAGCTGTTGATGTAATTCGGGCCGCACTGTTTGCTGTGGCCGCGACAGTAAGCCTTTCTCCCGGCGAAGCCGTACCAATCCCCAGCCGGTTGTTGGTATCATCCCAGAACAGGTTAGCATTGTCCTGCGAATACACGCCAGACGCACCAGCAAAGACGACGGAGCCAGCGGTGAATGCAGTACCTGTTCCCGTGCCGCCCTTGGTGACAGGCAGCGTAGTGATCGTCGGCTCTTTGGCGTTAAGCTGCGTCTGGATGGCGGATGTCACGCCATCGAGATAGCTAAGTTCCGTAGGGCTAAGCGTTGCGCCATTGGCGGACACGTTGCCCGCAATGGCCAGCGTTTTGCCCGCACCGACATTTAAGCCAACGGATGTTCCTGTACCGGCCGCAGCAAAAAGCGCATCGACCTGATCGAGATCGGTATTGAGTTTTGTCCCCCAAGTATCGGCGGATGCGCCAACTTCAGGTTTAGTCAATCCAAGGTTTGTTGTGGTTGTATCAGCCATTTAAGTCCTCACGCAGCTTGCTGCCATATTTCTTCT